TTCGCGGCTGCCTTCGCTGACTCGTCGGCCCAAGCCGAGGGCCACCTCACCACGTTCAAGAAGGAACTCGACGAGAACGGCACGCTCCGCGACCTGTACCCCGACCTGTGCCGGCCGGCCCGACGTGGCGCGAAGACCCGTGACGGCGGCATCTCCATCAGCGACAACCGTGCGCTGCTCGTCGTGGCGAGCGGCTTCGTCTTCGCTGCGCGTGGCATCGACTCGGGAACCCTCGGCATGAAGGTCGGGGCGACCCGTCCCGACCTGCTCATCCTCGACGACATCGAGCCGGGCGAGAGCAACTACTCGGGCTATCAGGTGGAGAAGCGCCTAGGCACCGTGCTCGACGTGGTGCTGCCCCTCAACGTCGCGGCCCGCGTCGTGCTCGTCGGCACGGTCACCATGCCGGGCAGCATCGTGCATCAACTCGTGAAGCACGCCTCGGGAGAAGAGCCGGCCGAGTGGGTGAAGGACGAGCGGTTCCGGGTGCACCACGCGCTGCCGTTCGTCTACGACGAGGAGGGCGAGGCGTCCTCGGTGTGGCCGGAGAAGTGGCCGACTGAGTGGCTGCTCGGGCAGCAGCACACCCGCTCCTTCGCGAAGAACTTCCTGAATGAGCCCGTCGCCACGGACGGCGACTACTGGACCCCCGAGACGTTCAAGTACGGCACCCTCACCGGCGTCACGCGGGTCATCCTGTCCGTTGACCCCAACGTGACCACGAAGACGACGAGCGACTTCTCGGGCCTCGCGGTCGTCGGGTTCTCGCCGAGCCTGCGGAAGTGCGCCGTGCGTCGGGCGTGGCGGGTGAAGAAGACCGGCGCGGCGCTGCGCCTCGAAGTGGTCCGGGCAATCGAGGCTGATCCGACCATCACGCACGTGCTCATCGAGACGAATCAGGGCGGTGAGATGTGGCTCGACATCTTCCACGACCTGCCGGTGCGGGTGCTGATGAAGCACAACACCGAGAAGAAGGAGGTGCGCGCGGCCGAGGCGGTGAACCACTACGAGCGCGGGAACGTGCTGCACGAGGAAGCGCTCGGTGAGGCCGAGCGGGAGATGTGCGCCTTCCCGAAGGCGCCGCACGATGACGTGGTCGACGCCGTGGTGAACGCCGTCAACCGGCTGCTGAAGAAGCGGCCCCCGAAGAAGCGCGCGGGCGGCACGTCCGTGTCGTACGGCTGATGCCGTTACCCTGTGAACACGCGAACCTAGGAGCACCAGTGGCGAAGACAGTCGGCAGCATCACCCTCGACGTGATCCTGCGAACGCAGGGCGAGCACCCTGTCGAGCACGTGGCCGGCACGATCACCGTGCCCGTGAAGTACGTGAGCGACGACGAGCCGGCAGCCGTCGACCCCCTCGACATCGAGGCCGGGCTCGGCGCACTCGGCACCCCGCAGACCCGCAAGGCACGACGGAAGGCACGCCGATGAGTGACGTTCTCGACGGCTTCACCTCGCTTCAGGATGCGGCGCCCGGCTACGACGAGGCGCACTCCTACTACTCGGGCACCGTCGGCGAGGTGTTCGGCTCGCGGGTGATGAAGCGGCTGCTGCGCCGGCAGGGCAAGCCGTTCAAGGTGAACGTCATCAAGTCCGTGGTCGACGCCGTGGGCGACCGGCTCGAACTCATGGCGCTGACCGTGGCCGACGACAAGCCGGCGAGCGCGCTGCTCGCTGACATCGTCAAGGCGAACGCCCTCAACTTCGAGGCGAGCAACGTGCATCACCGCGCGTGTGAGTTCGGCGACGCCTTCGTGATGGTGTGGGACAACCCCGACGAGGACGACGACACGCCGGTCGTGAACTATCACTCGCCGCTCGGCATGCGCATCGTCTACGACCCGGACAACCCGCGCCGGAAGAAGTACGCCGTGCAGGCGTGGCAGGAGAAGAGCGCCCTCGGTGCGACCGCGTGGCGCGTGAACCTGCTCTACCCCGACCGCATCGAGCGGTGGCGCACGAAGGCCGGCTCGAAGCCGGAAGAGGCGGGCTCGTGGGAAGAGGCGCCGACCGACCCTGAAGACGAGGAGTCGTGGCAGACCGAGAACCCGTACGGCGAGGTGCCGGTCTTCCACTTCCGCAACCTCACGCCGTACGGCACCCCGCGCCACCTCGACGGGTACGGCGCGCAGGACGCCGTTAACAAGTTGGTCATCTCGCACATGTCGACCATCGACTTCCACGTCTTCCCGCAGCGCTACGCCCTGACCGAGCCGGGCGCGGCCGACGACGAGTTCGACCTCGACGACGACGACGACGGGTTCGAGGACGACGACCCGGCACAGGACGCCGGCGACGACCGGAAGCACGGCATCAAGTCCGGGCCGGCCGAGGTGTGGTGGCTGAAGAACGTGAAGAGCGTCGGGCAATTCGACCCCGCTTCGAGCGAGGCGTTCACGGGTCCGCTCGGCATGTACCTGCGGCTCATGGCACAGACGACGAAGACCCCGCTGCACATGATCGACGACTCGGGCGACGAGCCCTCGGGCGAGAGCCGGCGCCGCAAGGATGCGCCGCTCACCTCGGCGGTGCGCGACTACTCGAAGATGTTCGCGACCGTGTGGGAGGACATCGCCGCCTTCGCGCTGAAGGTCGCCGGCATGGACGACCGCAACGTGAAGGCGACGTTCGCCCCGGCCGAGGTCGTCACCGACGCCGAGGGATGGGCGACCATCAAGGCGAAGATCGAGAGCGGCGTGCCCGTGCGGCAGGCGCTCGCCGAGGCCGGCTACACCGAGGACCAGATCGACGAGTGGTTCCCCGAGGGCGCGGAGAACAGTCTGCGGGTGACCGACCTCGTGGCGGTGGCCGACATCTTGCAGAAGTTGGGCGCCGCCGTGGCGCTCGGCATCATCAGCGGTGAGGAGGCTCGGGCCATGCTGCCCGAGGGAATCCTCGCGGCCGACGCGCCGGCGCCCGCAGCACCCCCCGCTGCGCCGCCTGCACCTGCCGCTGACCCGCTCGCCCCGCTGCCCGACGAGCAGGCGTAGCCGATGCCTCGGCTCGACGACATCGAGCGCGAGGCGGTGGCAGCGGCTCTCGGTTCGTGGGGTGGCGATGTCGAGCGGCTGAAGCGGGCCGTGCTCGCGCTGCACTCGGCGCGTGGCGGCGTGCTCACCGAGTCGGAGATGCGGGCGCTGCTCGCGCGCCTCTCGCTGCCCGAGCCGGCTCGGCTCTCGGGGTACGTGAACCGTGCGGCCCGGCTCGGGGATGCGATGGTCGACGCGAAGACGGCGCTGCACGTGGCGCCCGTCGCCGGCGCTGCTGCCGCGTCCGTCGCCGAGAAGCCGGCCGCTGCGCTCGCCGAGGCTCGGCAGCGCCTAGCCGTGGTCGGCCGTCTCGACAACCTCGCGTCGGTGATGACGGTGCTCGCGCCGCTCACCCGCTCGGTGGCAGACATGGGCGCCGCTGCGCAGTACGCGGTGCACCGAGCAGCGAACGAGGCGACCATCGCGGCAGCCGAGGCGACCGACTCGAAGACCGTCTTCGTTCCCGAGCGTGACGCGTGTGTCGAGTGTCAGGAGCAGGGCGGGCAGACGGGCGACAACTTCGACGTGCCCCCGCTGCACCCGTGGTGCCGTTGCGAGGTGCACACCTACGACGACGAAGACGTGCCCCTCGCGCTGAAGCGGGAGAGCGTGCGCTCGCTGCTGCGCGGCTTCAGCCTGCCGAGTGAGAGCGAGGCCGAGCGGCTGCGCGCTGCACGCAAGGCGCTCGCCTCGAAGCCGCAGGCGCCGGCGTCGGTGAAGCGCTACGCCGAGGACGCCCTGAAGCGGGGAGAGTTCCCCCGCTCCCGGCGTCCGGGCGGCGACCGCTAGCGAGGGGAAAGTAACTCAAAGTCAAGGGGGAATCCTCTTGCATCTCGCACCCGCGTCGCCCATACTGGACACATGAACACGAAGACCTTCACCGGCTCGCTTACCCGCTCGCTCGTCAAGGGCGGCGCGTGGCTCGTCCTCCTCATGGTTGCCTTCGTGGCGCTCGCCAACTACTCGGCCAACGTCGAGACGAACGACATCTACGCCGGCCCGTCGTACGCCGAGACGGTCGCCGCGTCGCACACGTGCTGGACCGAGGGGGACCACGGCTACCCGAAGGGCGTCGTCGTCACGATGCGCGGCGACGTGGCCGCTCACTACACCGAGAACCCGGCCGTCGTCGACCTCGCCCTGAACCACGTGCTCGGCGACGAGTCGCCCCGCATCTTCTCCGTCACCGCCTTCTGCGCCTCCTGAAAGGTCGCCCCGCAATGATCGTCCACACCATGCCCCGCGTGATGCGAGCCGGCCTCGCGCGCACCGTCTTCGGCTCGTTCCGCTGCTCC